TTGCTCTTTCAATGCTTGCTGACTGGGGTAAGGCTAACTCAGTATGCGAGGCACTATGGACAGCAGCAGAGACAGCACCAGATAGCACTATTACAATGACTTTAACATCAGCCACAGGCGCAGTATTTGTGTTTGATGCATTTCCAGAATTTCCTACAGCAGGCGGCGCTGGAACAGATGCTCAGACAGTAGACTTTACTTTCAAGGTATCAAAGGGCGCAGTAACAGAAACCTTTAGCTAAACAATAGAAACGGGAGCAAATAATGCAACAGCAAATAACAATTAAATATGTAGATGGAACCGAAACCACTTACCTAGTTAGACCACCTGATTACGCCAAATGGGAGATGACAACTAAAAAGGTTATCTCTCAGTTTGGCGGCATGTGGGACATTCTTTATGTAACGCATTCAGCGATGAAACGCGAAGCAGGCGGTCAGCCAACCAAGACACTCGATGTCTGGATGGAATCAGTCGCAGATGTTGAAGTAGGTGGAGAAGACCCAAAAGTCATCCAAGAGGAAGCGTAAGCCGACTCTTGATTGAACTGGCAATAGCCACACAAATCCCTATGGATAAGTGGCAAAGTGCCGAGGATATTCTTACAGCAATAGAAATACTTGAGGAGCGTAACCGTGGCAAGTGAGCAAGTAGCACTAGACCAAACTGAACTACGCCAAGTATTCAAGGCGCTAAAAGGTATGACAGATGAAGCAAAAGATGAAGCGAAACGCCAGTCGGGAGCGCTGGCGGACTTCGCTCGATCAGAAGTTATTCAGACTGCTAACTCTATTCGTAGTAATAAAGTTGCAGGCCGTATTGCTGAAGGTTCCCGGGTTAAAAAGTCAAGCCGCATCGGTGAAATTACTTATGGGTTCGCATCTCAAAAGTTTTCAGGCGGAGCAAGCACTAAGGATATTTGGGGCGGTTCGGAGTTCGGTTCCAACAAGTTTAAGCAGTTCCCAGTCTGGTCAGGTCGCGAAGGTCGCGGCTCAAAAGGCTGGTTTATTTATCCAACGTTACGCAGGATTCAACCTGAGATAGTCGCAAAGTGGACTGCCTCATTTGATAAGATTTTGAAGGAGTGGACATAATGGCTGGAACATCCAGAGCCTTAACCCTTAAACTTCTTGCAGACGTTGATAACTTTACTAAGAATTTAAATAAAGCCGATGGAGAAGTCACCAGCTTCGGCGATAAGGTTTCAGGATTTGGTAAGAAGGCTGGTATAGCCTTTGCAGTTGCTGGAGCCGCCGCCGCCGCTTACGCTGGCAAACTTCTCGTAGATGGAGTCCAGTCTGCGATTGCTGATGCCGCCGCACAGGAAAAGTTAGCAAAAACACTTGAAAACGTCACAGGGGCTACAAATGCGCAGATAGCCGCCACAGAAGCTTACATAACTAAAACATCTTTAGCCTTTGGCGTTACAGACGATGAACTTCGCCCTTCTTTAGAACGTTTAGCCAGAGCAACAGGCGATGTACAAAGCGCACAAGAACTTCAGACTATCGCCCTCGATGTCGCAGCAGGCTCAGGCAAATCCCTAGAGGCAGTCACAAACGCAATGGCAAGGGCCGCAGAAGGCAACACCGCAGCGCTAAGTAAGTTAGGCATTGGTCTTACTGCAGCTGAACTTAAGACCATGAGCATGGAGCAGATTACCGCTAAATTAGCGGACACCTTTGAGAACCAAGCATCGGTTAAGGCAGATACATTCCAGGGCAAGATGGATCGCCTTAAGATCGCCTTCAATGAAGCTAAGGAGACAGTCGGCTCATTCGTACTTGATGCTATTACTCCAATGGTTGATTTTATTGTGCAAAAAGTAATTCCTATAGTCCAGTCATTTATTGATTCCATTGGCGGTGAGAAAGGAATCAAATCAGCTTTTGGCCAATTTATTTCTGCTGCTAAATCAATTTTTATTCCTGTGTTTGAGGGCATCAAGTTAGCCTTTGAAACTGTCAAGCGAGCAGTAGAAGACAACAAAGAAGAATTAAAAACTTTAGTAGATTTCATTCAGAAGTATGTAGCTCCATTCTTAGGCGGAGTATTTAAAATTGCTATTCAAGGAATTGGAATTGCCATTGCGGTAGTTGTCACTCAAGTCTCAGCCCTGATTAATGGATTTCAGAAAGTCATTGAGTTTGGCTCAAAGGTCGGCTCATTCATAGGCGGTTTATTTGGCGGTGGCCGAGCGGCCGGTGGCCCAGTCATGCAAGGAACGACTTATCTTGTAGGAGAACAAGGCCCAGAACTATTTACGCCTTCAAGTAGTGGCAGGATTATTCCTAACAATGCTTTGGGTAGAGGCAGCTCAACAATTAATATTACGGTTAATGGAGCAATCGATAGCGAATCAACAGCCCGTCAGATTGTGCAAATTCTTAACGATTCTTCAGCTAGAGGAACCCTAGGCAGCGCGGCGTTCGTTTAATGACTGCATATACCCCTTCCTATAAGGTCTTAGTTAACAGCGTTGAAATAACAGACGTAACGATAGCCAACCTAGTAATTACATCAGGCCGTACGGATATTAACGCTCAGCCCGTTGCAGGCTATTGCCAAGTGCAGTTAATGAACCTTAATAACTCAAGCTATAACTTTACCGTAGGAACTGGCATCACAGTAGAGGTCACTAATTCTGTTGGGACTTACGTTCCTATTTTTGGCGGCTTTATTTCTGATTTTACTATCTCGGTTAATCAGGCTGGAGATTTGGGTTACACAACTACTGCAACTATTACAGCTCTAGGAGCCTTATCTAAACTTCCAAGAATCATTGATCCTGGAGTCTTATCTCAAGACTTTGACGGGGATCAGATTTACACGCTTCTTTCAGGCTATTTGCTAGGCCAATGGAATGAAGTGCCAGCAGCTCAGACTTGGGCTACTTATGATCCTACTGAAACTTGGGCCAATGCAGTAAATATCGGTTTAGGCGAGATCGATCAACCAGGCGATTATGAGCTTATAGCCCGGTCATCATCGAACACAGACCTTTATTCACTATGTACCGCTATTGCTAATTCCGCTTTTGGAGTTTTGTACGAGGATGCAAACGGCAATATCGGTTATGCAGATCAAACCCATCGCCAAGATTATTTAGCCAATAACGGATACACTACGCTAGATGCTAACCACGCAAACGGCATAGGTTTAGCCGCCACTACTCGCGCTGGAGATATCCGCAACAGTTTCACAATCGTTTATGACAATAACGCCAATCAAAGTTACACAGCTACCGATGCAACTAGCCAATCGCTTTACGGGATTTATGCAGAGCAATACACATCTCGGATTAAACATACTGCTGATGCAGAAGCCCTAGCAGATCGTTACATTGAATTACGCGCCGATCCTTATCCTAAATTCCAAAGCATTACTTTCGTACTTGGAAACCCTGAGATCGATAATGCTGATCGAGATGCTTTGATTAACATATTCCTAGGCCAGCCAGTCTGGATTCAGAATCTTCCTGGCAATATCACCGACGGGTCATTCCAGGGTTACATCGAGGGCTGGACTTTCAGAGCCAGCCTCAACAACCTAAGCGTGACTTTTAACGCTTCTCCAATAAACTTCTCCCAAGTTGCGGTAAAATGGGAGCAGGTAAATGCAGCAGAAACTTGGAATACTCTAAGTCCAACCCTTACATGGCTTAATGCGATAGGAGCAGTAGCGTAATGGCAACAACAACTACTAACTTTGGTTGGGATATTCCTCAATCAACTGACCTGGTAAAGGATGGCGCGACCGCCATTGCAGCCTTGGGTCAGGATATAGATACTGCCCTGGTTGACTTAAAGGGTGGAACTACTGGCCAAGTACTAGCTAAGGCATCAGGCACAGACCTAGATTTCTCCTGGGTTGCTTCAGATGACACAAACGCTATTCAAAATGCCATTGTCGATGCCAAAGGTGATCTTATCGGTGCAACTGCTGCCGATACTCCAGCGCGTTTAGCAGTTGGCACTAACGGTCAAGTATTAACAGCAGATTCAACAGCAGCGACCGGGCTTGCTTGGACAACTCCTGCTGCTGGATCTTGGACAACTTTTACGCCAACTTACACAGATATTACAGTTGGAAATGGAACGGTTACTTCTCGCTATTCTAAATCAGGAAATTTAGTTACTGTCTATTTTAGATTCGTACTTGGTTCCACTTCTAGCACAGGCGTTAATCCGATAGTAACTTTACCAAGCCCAATCGTGCCGCTTTACCGTTTTGCAATGACTGGTATCTGGTTCGATTCAGGCGTTCAGGCTTATGTTGGAAGTTTTGGAACAGACGGAGCCAACGTTAACTGTGAAGGTATTAGCACAGGTGGATCTTGGGCTACTACAGGCTCAGGCCGCCCATTTACTTTAGGTGCAAATGACTGGCTTCAATTCACAGGAACTTACGAGGTGGCTTAATGTTTAGATTCAATCCACAATTTCCAGATGCTACAAACGAGCAAAAATGGAAGCAAATAAGATTATGGCGTGATGCCGAACTTAGCCGTACTGACTGGACTCAATTACCAGATGCTCCAATAGATCAAGCGGCTTGGGCCACTTATCGTCAATCATTGCGCGACTTGCCTGCTCAAGGTGGATCGGCAGATGAAGCAGAGTTTCCTGTTGCTCCATGAAGCCAACACTTTGTAAAGCTGCTCAACAATTAAGAGAGCAATTTGACGATGTATTCAGCGACCGCGATAGGCGTAGTGATGGGTGGATCGGTGATCTCAGACATTCATCGCGCCCTAGCGACCACAATCCTGATCCACAAAATGGGGTTGTTAGAGCCATCGATGTCGATAGAGATGTCCATAAGTCAGGCAAGCCCGACCTCATGCCCGACATTGCTGATCAAATTCGACTCGCTGCCAAGTCGGGAGAGAAGCGAATTTCTTACGTCATATTTAATGGCCGAATCGCATCATCTCGCTTGGGCTGGCGCTGGAGAAAATATACGGGAAGCAATCCGCACAACCATCATTGCCATATCTCTTTCACTAGCAAAGGTGATGAAGATGGCTCGTTCTTTAATATCCCACTACTAGGAGCAACCAAATGAATATGAAGCACCCAGCAATAATCTCTATCGGCGCATTCCTAGCTGTATGGGGAACTACTTCTAACTTTGCTTTGGATTACCGGGCGATCCTTGGATCAATCGTTGCAGGCATCTTTGGATATGCCACGCCTAAAAAATGACAGCGCAGGATTATGCTGCTCTTGCAGTAGCGATCGTGACGGTTCTGGGTGGTGTTACTGCAATGCTGCAATTCATGATCAAACACTATTTAGCGGAATTGAAGCCGAATAGCGGTTCATCGATGAAAGATGCCGTAAATCGTTTAGAGACACGCGTCGATAAAATCTACGAAATCCTTTGCGATAAGTCACAATAATCTTATGGCTCGCAAAAAGGTCATAGACCTCGATACATATACAGCTCTCGATGCCTGGGCTATTAGTCTTCAGGAAATGTATAGGGCGCTTCGCCGCGCTGGTTTTGAAGTTGATCTTGCCCTTGCAGTAATAGTTGAGCCATCGGCCTATCCAGACTGGATCATTCCTAAGCCTGATCTAATTCCGCACACTTATGAAGATGAAGATGATGAGGACTGATGAAAAAAACGGTGGTCATTCCAGATTTGCAATGTCCCTACGAAGATTCACATGTTGTACGCAATCTCAGCATATTTATTAAAGCGTTTCGGCCCGATGCTGTCGTTACTATCGGAGATGAAATCGATCTCCCACAGATCAGTCGATGGACAGAAAATACCCCGGGCTGGTACGAGCAGACACTAGCTGAGGATCGCGATCGGACAGTTGATGTCTTATGGTCGCTATTCGAGTATTCCAAGGAAGCACACATGGTGCGTTCTAATCATACGGATCGATTGTATAAAGTCATTATGAAAAAGATTCCAGCATTCCTATCATTGCCTGAATTACGATTTGAGAAGTTTCTTAAACTGGATGAAATGGATGTTAAGTTCTGGAAAGACCCGATGCCTATTGCAAAGGGCTGGATTGCTATCCATGGTGATCTCGGTGGACTTAATCCTAATCCTGGACTATCTGCCCTAAATCAGGCTAAGCGCCATGGTCAGAATGTCATTATGGGACACACGCATAGAGCGGGCAGGAGTGCCCATTCTGAGGCTTCTAACGGGGTTTTAAGACGTGTTCTGCATGGAGTTGAAGTAGGACACGCAATGGACTTAAAACAGGCTAAATACGTCTCAACGCCTAATTGGCAGCAGGCATTTGCCATAGTTACCGAGAACGGTAAGAATGTCCAGGTTGACCTAATTTACATCGAAAAGGATGGGACTTTCCAAGTTCATGGCCGCAGGTATGGACGATCTCGATAACGATCTAAAGCGCACAATCGATGATCATGTCGATGATGCAGAACTGTTACCGTTTCGTTATCTAAATCAACGCGGTTCTGTCTGCTAGTTGTGTCATTCTTATCCCAAGAAGCCAGAAAGTCTGGCAAAAG